CAATTGAGATTTAGTCATATCACGCACTTGCTTATCATCCAGTGCGTCTCTAATCTCTTTCTCGGTAGAAAGCATTCCCAACGAGTCTAACACAAACATACACGGTTTGCGTTCGTCCATGGGCATTTGAAGATATTTATCAACTGCCTTAAGTGCCTTGGTACGGAATTCCTCAATCGTAACTACATTAACAACGACTGTACGATTTAAATCTACACCACGGGATTCCAATAAGGACTTATTAACAGCAGCTTCAGTATCAAAGTAGAGACAGTAACCATCAGGATTATTTTCCAGAAAGTTTTTGACGACAGCAAGGGAGAAAAAAGTTTTGCCTGTGCTAGACTCACCAGCAATGGCAGTAATCTTATTACTAGAAACGCCGCCAAAAATGGAACCACTAACCAGTCCATTAAAGATGTATGAACCTGTGTCGATGTATCTTTCTTCGTCGTCGATGTCTCTTGCGAGTTGGGTGAAGTCATCACCAATCTCCTTTACAATGTCTTTTAAAAAATCCATAATTAATTCTCTCTTTTGTGATAAACCTCTACTTCTGATTCACATTTAGGGCAAGTCAAAAATGAAATGAAATCGAAATCTTCAAGATCACAATCAGAATCACTTCCCCAAATCAATTCAGTTTTACAATGCCAGCAATTCATATTCCTAATAATTTACGTTGTCTTTCAAAGTATCCGTGAAGAATCCATGAACTACTGTTCATCTTATCATCCCCACCAACACCCCATACAAATTCAACACGAGGGTCATCACCATACTTATCAAACTCTGGTGTATTCATTTTACCACGATCTCCACCATTTGCAAAGACCACAGTTTCTGAGATGTCTAAACACTTCTCAATAGCACCACAAGCAGAACCTAATTCATCGTCCTCCCAAGATACAACAGCATCTACCATATCAAGATGCCTTATTACTTCAGCACGTTCCTTCCATGGTAGAAAATACTGTCCTTTCTTTTTAGTTAACCACTCATTGGTATTAAGACCAACAACAAGATAATTAGAGAGGTCTTTTGCTCTCTCAAAATATCGTATATGACCACTGTGGATTGGATCAAACCCACCAGTAACAAGACTCACTTTTTCAAAAAACATTAGATAGCAATCCCCTTATCACGTAAAGCTTTTTTATAATCTGGACGTAACTCCCTAACTTCCTTAACCTCCTTTAGTAAATGATAAAGTCTAGCATCACCACCAAGTGAAAGAGCACTTATGATAGTTGATAAATCTTTGTCGGTAATAGGTAATTCCATTTAAGAGAAAAAGGATTCTAAGTTTACAGTTTTCTCAACACTCCAACCAATCGCATCTAAGATTGCTTTGAGTGGTTCCAGAAATGATTTCTCAAATTGTAGATCGTAATCAACATACTTAGTGATTCCAATCTCATGCGGAAATTCCTGAATGAAAGAAATAATATTCTCATGAATAATATTTGGTTTCTTCAGGTAACAAAATTTAACCTTTTCGCCGTTCTGGATGAGAGAGTACTTATTATCTAACTTATGCTGTTTCACATAATGGTTATACAACAATGCACCCCGTATATGTATAGGAGTTCCTTTTGCATATATCGTAGAATGTGCCTGATACTTAGTAACATTAGATGCTGACCGTGGAAATGATATCTCCTCTGGTGGTAAGGTCTTGAAATGCTTACGGGACTTCTCAATAAACTCAATCACTTCATCCTCAGTACCATTCATCATAAGTTTAAGAGCATCCTTAATCATTGCTCTACAAGGTGCAGGTGTTGAAGACTTAACTGCTTCAATACCCATCATCTTTAACTTAGGTTCATCATATCTAACTCCTTCACTATCCCACACGTTAAGAATATATCGCTTCTTCGCAGTCCATATACCACGTTCAGCAATATTCTCTCTCTTCATTTGCATCTTTTGGTCGTAGGCGTGGACATACCCGGCCAACGCTTCGTAAGAACTTTCAATAAAAGGCTCGAATTCATCTTCACACACCTTGTTAAGGAACCCAACAACGACCTTATTAGTTTTCTCTCGCCCCTCGTATACACGTTCAACCAAAGGACCCAAATTAAGATAAATGGAATCAGTATCTGAAGCAATAACATAATCAACCTCCTCTGTTTTTAGGATCTTATTCATCTTCTGGTTCATCTTATTCTCTATCCATCTGATAGAGACCTGTCCTGAAAGGGTAATCGCCTCTGCATTTGCCAACTTGTAATACCGAAAGTATTGATTACCGATAGCACCATAAGCAGAATTAAGAGATATCTTTTTCGCCATCTGAATATTGTTACATCTGGCAATCTCTTTTGTGAGAACAGTTGAAGGATTCTTTTCATACTCTTGCTTTGCATCTAACATCCTCCTCTTAAATACTACTCTATCACCATACATCTTATCCATCAACTCTGGTAAGAATCCTCTTACATCTTTTCTATACTGTGCTCCATTTGCACAAGTTGCATACTTAGGATCAAAGTCATTTATCTCCTCATTTAGAATCCGTTCAACGCTCGCACGGGGATGTCTAGTCTCCCGGAGGGTTTCTGGGGAGATATTGTACTGCATAATAAGATGAGGATACAAGCTATTAAGGTCAAAAGAGACAACCCAATCATACTTTCCTGGTTTCGGTTCCTTGACATAAGCCCCTGCGTACTTTTCGTTCTTTTGAGATTTGTTCTTAGGAGGAATAACAATATTCCTTTTCTTAAGATAATTATATATTATTGTATCCCACATCCGTACCTGATAGAACACATCATTGTAATTGACCTTAGCATCATATGCCATAGTCAATGCAAGTTCAATCAGTTTCATCTTGTCTTCCAGACGGTCAACAAGTTCAACGTCAATTATATTATACTCAATAAACTTTTGCCAACCCTTTGTGTAGAAATCCTTAAAAGTATCAAACTCACTGTGATCTAGTTTCTTTTGTCCGAGTTCTACCTGTGCAATATAGTCCAACCTATAAGACTCTTGTGCTTTATAAGTAAACTTCTTATAAAGATCCATATAGTCAAGTTGCGTTACACCACCAACATCAAAGGTTGTATGAGAACGTCCCATAATATGAATCTCACCTTCAGAGACAAGTCCCCAAGGTGAAAATCTCTTCATTAATTTCTCACCTAATACTCTATTAAGTCTCTTACAAATATAAGGTATATCATATAACTGTATGTTCCATCCAGTAATAACATCCGGAACATCCTGCATCCAAGAATTAATAAACGAACTTAACAGAGCATGTTCTGATACACAATGATGATAAGTTACATTCTTTTGTTTATTCTGAAAAGGTTTAACACCCCAAGTAGTGATCTGCTTTGTTGTATAGTCCTGAATACTAATTGCGAGGATCTCTTCAGTACAAGATTCAACATCCGGGAATCCCTGCTCAGACGCAACCTCAATATCCAAAGTAACAAGTTTAATCTTGCTGATGTCAAACTTGATTTCATCTTCAGGATATTTCTCTGATATGTATTGATATATGTACCTGTCGTTACCGTATATCTCAAACCCCTCGACCTCATCGTATTTCTTATAGAATTCACGACAATCCCTGACCGTTCCCGGTTTAATAGCTTCAACTGATTCTCCGTTCAGTGTCTTATATTTAGTCTTCTTCTTGGACTTAACAAATAAAGTAGGGAAAAATTCATCCCTGTGTTCATACCTTACTCCATTATCAACTCCTCGTACCAGTAATTGATTACCGATAAGTTGAACATTAGTATAGAAGCGCATTATTTAAGGAGGTTTTCGTATTTCTCAAGTAGAGTAGGTTTAGGATCGACAAGAGTTAGTATCTTATCAGATGATATCATAAATTCGTTTTGAGTGGTAGATTCTACCAACCAAGGAGATAAAGTGTCACCATCTGTAACAACCATTGGTTCCGTTAATTTGCAGTCAGGTTCTCCTGGAACTGCTGCTGGCATTTCCTCAATCTGTGAGACCAGCTTTAGTTGATCCGTCAGGACTATCAACTGAATCGGTTTCTTTGTTATTGTCTCCATATGCTTCTAATACATCCTCTGTGTACATTTTAAGAACTTTTTCTACTGGGGTTATCATAGTAACAACCCAATCTGTGGTAATAGGAATTACCTTTTCTTTTGCTAGGGGAGCCCATGGGTGCATCCTAACAGACATTTCTGATTTGGTTTCAGACTTTGGATTTGATTCATCCGCAGTTAACGGTGCATTAGTTATAAGTTTAACCACACACGGTCTAGTCATAAGATAACCCATGACCTGCTTATCTGATGTAAGCAATTCCTTTACATCAGCAATTACGTCCTCCCCTGATTTTAAAACCAAGACTTTAACAGTCATAATCTTTTCATACCTCCTTTAATTATACCACAATCTGACCAATTGTCCAGGACTTAAATCCATGACCATTAATAATTAGGTGAGTATCAGTTACGACTTCTGGTGGGACAACTAAACAATAACCAATTCCTAGATTAAATACCCTCTTCATTTCTTCTTCTGGTATCTCACCAGCAAGTTGAATCTTTTTAAAGACTTCTGGTAATGTCCAAGAGTTGTAATCAACATGTGCTTTTAATCCATCAGGAATACAACGTGGAAGGTTTCCTGGAATACCACCACCAGTTATATGTGCCATACCTAAGATAGGTACTTCATTTAAAAGATACTCAACCAAAGGAGAATAGATTCTAGTTGGTGTAATTAATTCAGGGGTACCTTTTCCTATATGACCATCCCTATAAGAAAGTTTATGTCTCCATAACATATCATTGATAAGAGTATATCCATTACTATGAAGTCCACTGCTCTCTATACCAATAATCTGATCTCCTTCCTTAATAATACTACCATTAACAATCTCACTCTCTTCAACTATACCTGTACAAAATCCAGCAAGATCATATTCACTCTGTCTATAATGTTCAGCAGTCTCTCCACCAATAAGTTCTACTTCTGCTATCTCACATCCCTTAATAACACCTTCCATTATCTGTTCAACATTATCATCCAACTTCTTAGTGGAAATATAATCTAAGAAGTATAATGGTTTAGCACCACAAGCAACTACATCGTTGACGCACATAGCAACAAGATCAATTCCTATGGTCGTATAATCATTAGCAACTCTACATATATTAATTTTAGTTCCTACTCCATCAGCACCAGATACTAAAATAGGTTCCTCGTATCCACGAGGAACCTTAAACATACCACCGAAACCACCAATGGTTGGTGCCTTTTCTTTTAGTCTTTCAACAAAAGCATCACCTGCTTCAATATCAACACCAGAAGATTTATAATCCATATCAAATAATATTAAAAATGAGGTTTCTTCGCCCCTGGTATAGAAACCTCAAAAGATTAATCCAGAGCAGTCTAGGTAGCGATCCTTGACTTAGATAGTATAGCACAGAATCTATCTAAAGCCAATCTTTACGGGCATGATGCTCAGGAACAATTTTACCTACCGTAACAGTAAGTAGTCCATCTTCAAAATCAACCTTCTGTACCTCTGTATCATCAGTGATACCCCATGTTCTTTTGAATGACCTTTGAGCAAGTCCTTTAAAGACTAATTGATCCTCATCCTCTTTCTTCTCTTTGTTCCCTTCAACAACTAGTTTACCGAACTCAGTGTAAACCTTAACTTCTTTCTTTTTGAATCCAGCAAGAGCAACCTCAAGTCTGGTTTCTACATTGTTTACCTGAACTATGTTGTATGGGGGATAGTTCTCTGTTCTTGTTTCATTGAAAAAACGATCCAAGTAATCGTCCATTCCAAATCCATTGCGCCTTATGCTTTCCATTAATTCTGGAAGATTGGCAGCATGATACCTTGCTAGATTAGTCATCTTAGTAGCTCCTTGTTAAAGCGAGTTTGTGTTGTGTGAACCCTTACGGCGTTCATCTATATTTATAGCACAGACCATAAAAAAACGGGATGTTGAATCCCGTAGTTTTTTATTCGGTTTCCTGGGGTTTTGTTTTCTTCCCAATGTTATACTTCTGTTCTAGTATCCAATCTCCTTTGTCCTTATATGCAAGAACCTTTATCTGATTAAGAGGTGCGATATCAGCAATATCACTTTCCTTTACTATTGAAATAAGTCCCCAATCAGCAAGTAACCTAGCAATCCTATTACGTCGCTGTACGTCATTGCTTGTGAGATTAGCATGTTTACCATCGAGTGCAAATAGTTCTTTAAAATGCACAATGAAGTATCTACCCTGCTTGTGCAGTATATGGCATGATTGATATAACTTTTTCTCTTTCCTAGATGCTACTCCAATTCTTGTTAAAGTCTCACGGACTTTAAGGAAATCATCTGGTTCATTGAGCATGACCTCTACCATGCTATCCTGTGACCACTCTACAATAGGCTCAGCGGCTGTTGTAGTCATTTTGTCCCTCCAGTATCAAGTCGTTGTTTAATGAAATTAATTTGTTCAGGGGTTAATATCTTCAAAGCATTCAATGCTTTTTCGTTGCTATAACCATAGTATTGTTTAATGATTTCAAGGTCTGTGACTTTATCCTTACGGAGCCAGGGACTAAATCTCTTCTTTTTCCTCAAAGTATTTAGATAAAAAGAATATTGCATGTCTTTATCAAGGAAAGAATATTTATTCATCTCATTCGCAAACAGTACACAATCGAGGTGACCTGATAGGCAACGATTGATAATGTATGGAGCATACTGTTTGATATTATCGGGATCTTCCTCTATCAAATTCTCCTTTGTAAAGTTGACAGAGTTCAACCAATCTTTAAGTTCAGTCATTTTGGTAATTTGCGATTGAAGTTCCAGTAACTAAAGTTCTGCCAAGTATAGTATATACCACATAAGAATTTCTGCACAAAGTATTCTAAAAAAAGTATTGAAATAATAAAATACTTTTCAACCATACTTCCTCTCTTTCCATTCAGAATACATTTGTCCAAACACCATACCCTCATGGGATTTAAGTTCAGCACCATCAAGAATCTCTATCTGTCTCTTAGTTAAAAGACGAGACTCTTTCTTCATAATCTCTTTATATTCCTGGGGGAACTTTGCGTAATCTTCTGGGGTCATCGTATTATTTGAATGTTGGTGTCTTCAGTCCAGAGTTCGACTTTATCTCTGAAACGGTTTTCTTGCTTTAATTTATCATATCTCTTACCTGCCTTCTTCTTCCACCACTTAATTATATTCTCAAGATAGAACTTATCCCAGTTCTGTCCTCTAACCAACTTAGTCTCTTTACCAAGAAGAACCTCTCTTATATTAGCATATCCATAATCAGATGTATAGAACCTCTTTCTTTGAGTAAGACCAAATGCTTGTTTGATAACACTATTAAACTCTGCTAACTTCTCTTGATCTTTTAGACTCTTCCTAATGATAGAGATCATCTTAGTCTGTCGTTTCATCTTCTTAGAGGATGCTCTATTGTCCGTGAGTGGGGTGTTATTGTTCAATAAGGTAAATCTATTATGAAGACGATGGAATGCCTCTTCATGAAGCAGAGGAAGGAACTTACTATCAGTTAAACCTTTGAACCTTATGAATGGTTTAAGACCATCGTACTGTGATGCAGAAGTCGTAGAACCATATAAAGATGTAGTTTCAAATAATGCAATATCCTTTTCAAATACTCTACTAACTTCTTCTCTTGCAAAATGAGATATACAAAGTAATGCAAGAAGTTTACCACCCAGATAATTATATCCAAAAGGTTGTGATGGAACAATAGCAAACCCCATACAAGTATGACGATTTAAAAGAGGAAGATTTGCTGATTCACCTAACCACTGATTCCTTGGTCTAGAATTAATTACTGGAGAACCAAAACGAATAAACCCTATTATCTTCTGACTTCTCTTCTCATATACCATCCAACGCAATTCTCTACCTGGTATATTATGCTCAATAATATGTGAAGATGTTGCAGTTAACATCTCATGATAATATCCTTGAGGAACTGATTCTGGAAATCTATCTCCAACAAACTTAACTTCAAACTCCATCTCTTCTGGATGGATGTCCTCATTAAAAAACTCATCCTTCAAAGAAAATAATGCACTACCCTTTTTCTTAACTGCTGCTTCTTTAGTGAAGCGAACATAATCTTCGATAGTCTTAAAATCTTTAAAATAATTAATAAATTCA